TTCCTCTGAACGCTCTTCCGATCCAGCATAAAGGTACACAAGGCACCCATTTTTAACATTTCCCAACAGGTTTTTAACACTTGCTAACACACTTTGGCACGCTTTTTGTTGCCGTGCCACAAGTACCACAATTAACAAGCCTTAACACACTTTAACTCTGTTAAACTTTCATAAAAATGATGTTTCACGTGGAACGGTGGCAAAGTGAATGTTTCACGTGGAACAAAATTGCGTATATGTTAAAAAGATTTAAATTAATATTTTTGCATTATTTAACAAAAATAATTTGGTTTGTTCGTGGAAAATGCTTATCTTTGCAACAGATTTAGAAATTTAGTTCAACCCTTTAAAATACAAGAATATGGCAACGTATGAAATTACTTTAGAGTTTGAAACAGTTTTATCTGTTGACGGTACACGTGTTAAAAGTGAAACATCACGTGAAACACAAATAGTTACAGGTGTTTTTGCTGACGTGGCAAAAGTTATGTTTGAACACGAAACAAACTGCATCAAGCACAACAGATTGCCAAAGTTGACGAAAGACGTTTACACCGTCTTTGAATCGAAAGATAGTTTGAACTACATCAACGAATATGGATGCTGTGTTACTCAACTTTGCAACAAATTAGGTAATAACGCTAGTTCATTCTTACAGTTGATTCAAACAAGCAAAAGAATCAAATAAATGTTTAACCGCCTGTAAGGTTCAACCCTTACAGGCACAAACAAAAAAGTTATGATTAGAGTTGAAAAGTTTAAGTTTGAAAACCGTTTTGAATCTTTTGAAACGAAAAACATAAAGGTAGTTACAAAAGCGTTAAAAGACTATCGTTTTTGTGGTGGCGGTTTATATATCCACACAAAGTTTGTCGGGCAATATGCAAAGGTGGATTTTATAGACGTTAACGGCAAACCTGTTAAAAGCATATAAGTTTAACCGCCCTTATGGGCACAAATAATTGATATATGGAATATTCATATTTTAAAATTACATTGAAACAGTCGGACAAAGTAACCGTGTATATGGTACGTTCTGACAAAGTAAGCGAGTTTTTCAACAACAAAATCGACTATTTACAGGGCGACTGTTCGATAACTGTAAAGGGTCGTTTTCCAACGCACAAAGATTCTCGAAAGTGGTTTATTGTTTCACCTAAATAATAGTGTATATGAAAAAGATTAAGTATTTTAGTTTGAATGAGTTTATCACCTCACCAACTGCAAAACGTTTGGGCATTGACAATTTGCCAACGTTTGAAATCGTTGACAACTTGAATCGTCTTGCCGATTATTTGGATGGCATCCGTGAAAAGTTAGGCAAACCGATATTGATTAATAGCGGTTATCGTTCACCGATTCTTAATAAAGCGGTTGGCGGTGTGTCTAACAGTCAACACCTTAAAGGTTTGGCTGCGGATATTGTTTGCTCTGATATGGAATCTTTGTTAAAGGTTCTTAGAGAAACAGGCGGTTTTGACCAACTTATTAAGGAACACCGCAAAGGTTCTACATCTTTTTGGTATCACGTTTCAGTTTGTTCACGTAACGGCAAACCCCGTAATCAAGTAATAATGAATCTAGAAAAGAAATAGTTATGCACGAACATTTTAAACTTCTGAAAGATTCCATTTCAGTAACAAAGAAAAGTATTGAAACTGTTGCAAACGATTCAGCTAGCGAAACAGGTTTACTGTTAACTTCGTGTGCTGATACCTTACAGGCGAATTTGATTTTCATTGATGCTTTAGAAGTTAAAGCACAAACCTGTTTAGCAGAACGAAACGACCTGTTAACGTTCATCAATAACAAAGGGTTGTTAGAAGAATTTTATGGTAAGAAATAAAGAAAACGGGCGGCATCCATTTACCGCCCGTTATCTTTTATAGATAAACACCTGTTTCAAGCTGTGAAACAATTTCGTTATATTCATCAACCAACAGATTTGCCGTGTTCAAATTCACGTTGGAAAACTGTGCGAAACCTGTAACCGCATTTATAGTTACGTTTTCTTGCGTGTTGTTTACAGGAACATCAACGGTTAAATTCTCAGTAATCAATACATAAGGTTCTAAACCGTACAAAATTTGTTCGTTCCATTGTTCACCGCCAACAACGTTTAAATCCGTTCCCAAACGGTAAAGAACATCACGTGACAAAGAAAAACTTTCAATTTGGAATGTCACACCGTCACACGATAACAACGCAACAGAATCGCCCGTAATAACGTTTACTTTGATAGTTAAATTAATCGTTTTACCGATGTATTTACTATCTATAGTAACAACACCCCGACACGGAATAAACATCTGTACCTGTGCGTTAAAGTCTTCATTGTTACCGTTTGCGCCTGTTAGTTCAACGTTTCCGAAATCTAGAACAATAACATCACTATCGGGATATTTTACATTTATTCCCGTGTTGTAGTTACCGCATTTCAGAACGTCATCACCGCCAACGGGAACGGTTGTAAAGATTCTTTTGATACGGTTTACATATTGACCCAAATTGACTTCTGAATATTTTGCACCCGTTTCTGTTTCCCCTGTTTGAACAAAGAAACGTTTCTTTGCAAACTCATCCAAATTCGCCAACGTAACGATATAAACGTTTATAGCACCGTAATTTTTGATAGTTGGCGGTGTAACTACATTCGCATTCGCAACGATATTCAAATCAACTGCATTCGGTGTTAAAGTGAACGTTACACTACCCGTTTGTTTATCTGCTGATATTGTACCGTTTACAACTACGGGATTCCCGTCATCATCTTTGAAATTTGCTTCAATTTCGGTCAATTCCGTGTTCGGGTTTGCTCTGAAATTAAACGTGTAACTTTGACCCGTTTTAACCTTTACAGGTTTATCGCCAACGATTTCGCAATTAGTCAAACCGTATTGAACTTCGATATATTTACCTAATAAGTACTCACCGTTGATAATAACCGATTCCGTTGCTATAGGCACAATAGCCGTTGCGGTTTGGTTCGTTACAGTCATATTGTAGGTTTCGCCACCGTATGTTATCGTTGGCGTACCGTTAAACATTCCCTTTGCGTTTCCTGTAACCGTTACGGTGTAATTTGTTTCACTTGCAACAGAACTTGCTGTTGTGTTCTGAATATTGTTGGTTATTTGCAGTTCACGAACACCCGAAATAAAACTACCTGTTATAGTAATTTCGTCACCCTTAGAACAATAAACAGTAAGTGTTGCAACGTTACCCGATACGGCAAACGGTTCTTTTGTATAGTTTCCATCCCAATCGGTATAACTAGCCATCAAATTGCTAAATGTGCCCTCACCGTTACCCGTCACCGTTACATTGAAGTGGTGGGCATCCGTTCCCTGTTGGTCGGTTATTGTAACGTCACCCGTCAAACCTGTTTTGTCATAAGACAACAAAGTTGTCGGTGTTGGTGGGTCGGGTGTGCCACCGCTTACAAACTCACCTGTTATCGCAATCTCATCACCTTTATTACAGTAAACCGTAATCGTTCCAACGTTACCCGATACGGCAAACGGTTCTTTTGTATAGTTTCCATCCCAATCGGTATAACTAGCCATCAAATTGCTAAATGTGCCCTCACCGTTACCCGTCACCGTTACATTGAAGTGGTGGGCATCCGTTCCCTGTTGGTCGGTTATTGTAACGTCACCCGTCAAACCTGTTGTGTCGTATTTTAACAAGTTTGTGGGCGTTGGTGTACCGCTTACAAATTCACCGTAAACCGTAACGGTGTTCCAATAGTTTGTGTTGGCAAATAATGTGGCGACTTTTCCGTTAACTGTAAACGGGTGTTTTGCCCAATCGCCATCCATATTTTCATAGCCACCCGATAAACCGTCTTTAAAATAACCGTCAACGTTTCCCGTCAAAGTTATTTTAAAATGTTTGTCGTCACCGTCTTGTTCAACTTTCGTTGAAACATCACCGACAAATCGTGATAAACTAATATTTACTAATCTTTCAGCCATATTTTAAAACGTTACCTTTAATAGTTACCATAACAATACTACCTGTTTCGTTCAACAACCCCTTATTCGGAAAATCTAGTTTTCTGATGTTAGGTCGAACGTCAACAACGTTTGAACGGTTTGAAAGATATTTGTTTCCGTTTTCGCTTTTAGTCAACGTTGCAGTACTGTTTAAGATAATATCCTTATAAGTAAACAGAACGTCAACACGTAAACGAACGGTGCAAATATCGCCATCCTGTTGTTTCTCTGAAACGAAATAATAACGGTTCAAACTTTCGATATAAACATAGTTAAACGTTACAGGGGTTCGTGTTCTGAAACGAACAACAGGGGTTAACACGTTGAACGTTGCATTCAACACACCCGTATATTCTTCGTTTTCCTGTAACGTCTTGTTTACTTCATTCGGTTTACCGTTGTAAATGAAAGTTTTAATTTTAACCATACCTTAAAAGCTAAAAGGGGCATCCCTGTGCTATCAACTACAGGAACACCCCAACAGTTAAACAACTAAAATTAGGCAACAAAGAACACAACAAAGTTTTCGTTTGTGTCGTTGAAGTAACCCGCATCAAACTTGAAATAGTTGTTGAAAAACTCTGCTTTTGCGTTGTAGTTGGTGGTTACTCGCTTATCCAAATTTGTAACACCCAACGCATCACGGTCGAACATCACACCCAACACACCGCTAACTGAAACGCTCGCACCGCTTGCCGATTTAACGTCAATCTTTGAAACGTCTGCAAAAGCGTAATCTGTGCCTGTTGCTTGCCAACTTGCAACGGTTTCAGCCTGTGGCAACAGAACGTTCTCGCTGTGGAACGTGTCGGCATACAGGTATGCTTTTGCAGCGGCTGCGAAATCGGACAACAGAACGGTGTGCAAAACGTCTTTCGGTGTGAATCGTTCCTTACCGCCAACGTTGAACAGGGTTGAAATTGTCTGCAAACGGTCGGCATACAAACCCATTGTATAGGCTGCAAAACGGATGAAATCGGGTGTGGTTACTGCTGCGTCTGCGGTCAAATGTGCGCCCGTCTTAGTGTTGTAAAGTTTCAACAGGTTCACGCAACGAACAGTACTAGCAATTGAATAGTCAACAGTTTCGTGTGTTGATGCTAACCAACCGAAAGCGGTTTTGTCGGCATTCAAAGTTTCCGCAATCATATTGTTAATTGTGCGCATAACAAGCGCATCCGTCTTGATAGTCATTGACTTCTCAACTGCGGAATAAATCATTGACAGGAAACCGTTCAACTGCTCTGCACTACTGAAAGATTCCTTTACCTGTCTTTCGGTAATTGATACAGGAACTTCAAAAGTTACCTTTGAGTTGAAGAACTTAGCGGAAACGGTCGGTTTGTGGAACACGTCTTGTTTGTACTCTGTACCGTCTTTGAGATTCCACGTGTCGTTTTCCTCAGCCTGTGGAACGTCAGCGGAAATCTTTTCCAAAACGCTACCAAATTCCCACGCATCCATAAGAACACTCGGAACTTTACCCGAATAAGGGCGGTTCACAAAAACAACCTTACCGATGTGGTTAACCAACGATTTAACGTAATTATCCACGGCATTTTGGTTGAACACTTCGTTACCCAAATCAACCAAACCTGTAAGGTCTTCGTGTACCAAATCGGTTTTGCCCAATACTTCACCCGAAACGGTGTTAACTAAACTATAAATCTGCTTTACATTCATTTTTATAAAAATTTTATGTATTAATAAATATCTATTGTTAACTCTTTTGCAAGTTCTGTTATCACTTGCGTTTTGAAATTAGTTTTGCGCAAACTCATTTCTTTTTGAATAATTTCACTAGTTGGAACACTAGACGGAACACCGTTCTTAATACTTGTTTTCGTGCCCGTTTCTTGTCTGTTCCCTGTGGAATCTCTTTGCTGTTTCGTGTCATTTCCAAATTCCCCATTATTAAACGTTACACTTGAATCGACTGTGCTGTTATTGCCTGTTTCGTCAACGGTGTTACTTGTTGTTTCCGTTGTCTTTGACGTTACAGGGTTCAACACGTCATATTCTTTATTAAACACTTGAATCTGTTTTTGCCATTCGCCAAACTTTACTGTAATAATACCTTTGACAATATCGTTTGCAGTTTCGTTTGTAACGGCATCACACAAAGTTCTGTTTCCATATTTGAAACGAAAATCAATATCTATTATTTTCGGGTCATCCGTGCCGAATATTGATTCATACAAAACAGGAAACAGGGGTTTAAAGATTTTATCAAATAAACCGTTTTCAGTTGTAAAAAGTTCATTAATTTTCATCTTTGTTTTCTTTTTCTTCTGTTTCTTCTGTTTCTTGCGTTTCTTCTGTTTCTGTTTCTGTTTCTTCTGTTTCTTCTGTTTCTTCTGTTTCTGTTTCCGTTTCTTCTGTTTCTTGCGTTTCTTCTGTTTCGTTTTCCGTTACAGGGTCAACGTCTTCTGTGTCGGTGTGTTCGTGCCCGTCTTCTGTTGCTTTGAGCAACGACAAATAATTTTCGTGTTCGATTTTCCAACTTGACCCCAAAGTTACGGTAATATCCGTACCGAACATTTCGTTAACACGTTTCACACCCTCAACACGTTCTGTTAACATTGAATCAACGAACGGCATCAAAGCATCAATATTCATTGAAACTTCTTGCGTGTTCAATCGTTCACGTTTCATATTATAGTTTGCATTCAAACCCAAATCGTTGAACATTGATGCTTTGTAGTACTGCAACAGTTCTATTAATTGACCGATTTGTTGGTTTCCCTGTGTCGGTGGGGTCTGTAAGTTTACACCTTTGAAAAAAGCATTTTCACCGATAACAGAAAAATCACCGTTCAAAATTTTCTGTAAGAACGATTCTGCACTCTGTTTGGTCTTATCGTCACTTGCCGAAATCAACATAGTGATGCGGGTCAATATGCTAGCCAAATTCAAAGTTATTGTGGCATCCGTGTAAAGTACACCATATTTGCCGATAATAGGCATAAGCGAATCCGCAAACGGTGTGTTATTGATAACTACAATATCCTCATCAATTTTGAACGTTTTGTTCAACTTTAACCACGGGTTTGCAACAACGTAATCTTTGCCGTGATAATAGGCATCACAATCGCCACCCCGTGTGCCCTGTAAAGCATACAAATCCCCGTTGACTTCTGCTATTCCAACGTTACCCGTTGTTTGAAGAATCTTTTCAAGTTCAACAGGCGGCATTGTTTCGGGCATCCCCGTGTAAACAAACATTTTTGAAGTCATACAAAGAACACGTTGCATAAATGTGAATAATGCTGTATCTTTGTTTTTAACTTCTGTTTGAAACCTGTTATATAAGTTTTCTTTTTCCATTTACTTAATCAAAGTTTTAATTAAGGTACAAAGTTCTGTGAGCACCTTTGTGTTACTTTGTACCGTTTCATTTAACTTGTCGGTTTCGTTTTGGTGTCGTTCGTTCTGTTTTTCCATATAGAAAAATAGGGCGACACACACCGCAACAGGAAAACCAACGTTGCTAATAAGTGAAATTATTCCGTTTGCATCCATATAGTAATTTTTTAACTTTGTTATTTAACGCTGCAAAGATAATAACTTTATTTGGTTTCACCAAATAAAACAGGGGAAAAATGTTTCACGTGAAACAATTTTAACCCCTGTTAACAGATATTAAGTAATAATATTACTGCGAGCACTCGCCATTAAATAGTTACGAACGATTTCGCCAATTTCGTTACTTTGATAAAATACCTTATCGGTAGCGAAATATTTAGTTATCTGCGATTCTATATACGTTGCAGTACTCAACAACTTTCGTTTGTAGTTCGGTTTGCCGTTCATTTGCAACGAATAAATCAAACTGTTGTCGGTGTCCTTAATCGGTGTTGTTTTGTTGTGAATGTAAATGAAATTATTCACACCGTTTTCTTTGTCCTCAACCTGTATCACGTTACCCTGTAACGTCATTTCGTTAAACTGAATATAGAAGACAAACAACACGTCACTCGGTTTATATTTTACAGGTAGGTGCGGATATACTGCTAGTTCCCATTTACCGCCCGTAATCATTTGCAAATTTTGGTTGTCGAAACAGAAATATTTGTTACTCGCTTTCTGTTTGACAACAGTACTGCAATATTCAACCGCAACCGTTGCACCGTGCTCACCGAACTTATAAATATCTATTGTGCCCTGTTCCATCACTCGCACCTGTTTCAATCCCATTTCGGTAAAATACGGGCAAAACTGATTCACGGTATTACCTAACATAAAGACTTTAACATCATTTCTTTGACGAATAATTGTACTCAACAGGTTCATATATAGCATAAACTCATCGGGCAAATAATAACGTCTTGTAAGGAACTCATCGAAAACAATAGTAGTTATGTTCGGGTAACTGCTAGATTTTTCGTGTTCCTGTTCTGAAAGACAAAAACCATAACAGAACGGTGTGTTTTCGGGCACACGTTTTTTCGTTTCTGCATCATAGAACGAAAGAAACCATTTACCCGAAACGTAAAACACTTCGTTAAACTTACCGTTTGTAAGTTCTTTTATCACACCGTTTGCCACGTGATTTGCAAACAAACTTTCTGCACGTTTGCCCCTTAAATCTTCTCGCCAACGTCTAATATAAGCCATTTGTTTACCTGTGCGCAAATATTCTTTTATTCCATACAACAACGTTGCATACGTCTTGCCGTTGGAACGTTCACCGAAAATAACGTTGTAATCTGCATTTTTTGATAAAATACGATTCAACGTGTAAAATTTAGGTGTTTCAACTTTTTCTTTTTTCTGTTTCATATTATTCCTTTTTTAATCTTATTCCCATTAAATAATTTATATAAAGAACTGAAAGACTCAAAGTGTACCCCGTTGGTTCTAAATGTACCCCTGTGGTCGTATCGTAACTTGAAACGTTTCCCTTATAGTCTTTTATCGTTCCCGTTTGTTCGTAATCTATATACGTGTGGATGTTCTTACCTGTTGCACTCGGTGGGATGTCTAGATAGTTTGTGAACGCATCGAACACACCATTTTCACCGTACGTTTCCACCATATAGGGGATAGCTGATTTCTTGTTGACACCCGAAACGGTCATAGAGTAATTATAATTTTTGCCGTTTACTGTAAGGGCATTTTCTTCTTCAACCATATATCTTTTAGCACCCAAAGTTTTAAAACGGCTGTATCTACCCTCATAGTCCCAAACCCCCAAAGGTTTTGCTATTCCCTTTATTGTGACGGGTTCAACTTTTTCAAAGGGGATTTTATGATGCTTACAGGCTGCACGCAATTTCTGTTGTGCCAAATCGTTGTATGCTTTGAAATATTCTTTGTGGGCATCCCCGTTCATTATTTTGACTGAATCGGTGTCGCTGTATATGTAATCGTCACCGCATTCTGAAATACCTGTAAACAAGTTTCTTCTTGCATAGGCGGTTACATAAATACCCCACGGGTAAAATAAAAAGCGGTTTTTGCTATCGTTGTATTTATTGAGCATTTCTAATTGCTTTTCGCCTGTAAGGTGTTCCACATCCCACGTTTCCCCGTCACATAGAATCTCATCACGCAACGGGTTTGTAACACACATACCGTAACAACTATTAAGCATTTCTTTACTATTCAGATATTCCACTTCTTTACCCTTTACACCTTTAAGTTTCGTCTTCATTTCATACAGGTGCAAAATTGATTCCACAAATTCGGTCGGCAAATATTCTTTGCGGTAACAAATCATTCGCCCGATTCTTATTTGTTCCCACGTGTAAAACTGTGAAAACACTTTGTAATCTATTTCTGTAATCGTCATACAGATTTTCTTTGCACAAACCAATCTACCGTTATTCTCGGAAACGTTTTCTTTGACGAAACATTTACTTACCGATATAGGGTTTTCGTTTTCTGATTTCGCAAATATGTTTGTGATTTCTACATCGAACACACAACAAAATTTGCTAGTCATAAACTCAAACTGTTTCATAGACTTTACAGGAACAAAAACACCTGTGCTCATCGGGAATTTTTCCGACACCATAACATAAGGGTAACTGCTAGTAAAATCGTAACTATCTACGTTTTCAATTACCTCATCGGTATATTTTGCGTTTGCGTGTGTGAAACCGCCCGAAAACGCCCTTTGCAGCATAGAAAACTCTTCTAAACCTGTAATATTCAAAGAATGAATCTTATCAATATATTTAAAGTTAGGAATCGTTTTCCCCGTTTCGTCAGTTGTTTTAAAGCATACAGAACGGCAATACTTTCGGACAAACCCCGTTTTTGTAATCGGCAAACGTGTTATTCCTTTATATTGTTCTATTAATTCCTGTATATAGCACATCACAACTTTTATGTCGTTCAAACAGTAACCAATTTCTTTTTGGGTCAACGGTGTTTCGCTGTGGCGCAACAGGGAATAATCTAAATCCCCGACTAACTTTTCACATTTATATTTGTGAAGTTGTTCACCCAATTTCGCCAACGAATATCCCGAAAGTAAGTAACTGCATCGGAACTCTAAACCCGTTTTAGTTATTCCGTAAATAGGTTTTCTAAGGTCTATAGAAAAAACTTTTTCCCATTCCAACAGTTCACGGAAAAACTGAAATTCATAAGCTAAGTTATGCACGTATATAATAACACGCTTTTTCGGGCATAGTTCCAATATAGCCACGATTTCGACTAACATATTCAAAAACTCATCCCACGTTCTACCAATAATGCAAAAACCGTTTATTCCAAATTGCCACACATACATCAAAGAACATTTTTCCATTTTGGTTTGTTTACCGCCTAATTTCATATAACGTTCATAACTGTATGTTTCGCCATCCGCATCCCTGTAAAAAGATGTAGTTTCAATATCGAAAGAAACAGGCACATTAAGGAACTTTTCGCCCTTATTATTGCCTGTAAAATTCTTTTCGTTCACCGCCAAAGATAAAACCTTTGCAATATCTTTTGGGGTGTAAACTTCTGTTTGTAGTTCAAAGGGTATTTTCTTCATTATAAACCAAATTTTTCAAATTCTTGCAATATCTTTTTTAACGGCTCATCCGTTTTAAATTCGTCAACGTCATTCACGTATGCTTCTGCTGTACCACTGTGGGCGATTTGGTCTATTGCATCATCCAACGCATTTTCAATTCTAACCGCATCGTCTTCGATTTGGTCGGACACGTCACGGGATTCCTGTTCAAGTTCACCTGTAAAGTCTTTATATTGCATTAAGTATTGTTCCAAAAATCTTTCATCGGAAACACTTGCAATTTTACCCATTAATTTATCTTGCATCAACTTAAATTCTTTATCGTTTAAGTCGTAAGACTTCTTTAAGTGATTTGAGTACTCACGTGTACCACTTGCCGTTGATGTCGGTTGTTGCAAAAAAGAAACCGCTTTGGAATATTCGATTTTTAAATCGTTCCAATCGTGTTTCATTGAAAATTTTGCGAAACCTTTGATGTCACCTTTGTTCAACGCAACAACTGCGGGCGAAACCAAACCCATTTTTTCCACGTTTTGGATTCTTCGATTTGCCTGTTGAAATACACGGGCGATTTCTTTGCGTAAATAGCCACGTGATTCTATTGCATCCATTATCTGCTTATCTACGTGTATTTTAGAAGTTGATGCAAAAGTTCTTTTTGAAAAACCTATCGGATTCAATTTAGCCATATTATTACAGTTTTAAAATGAAACAAAAAACGGGGCAACAATAAACAAAGTTACTGTTTACCCCGTCACGTTATCCACCCTTTACCCTACGAAAAACTACTTATCTACAAACGTTATACCATAACATTTCTTTGCGTGCGATTCATATTCGTAAATCGTGTAACCAACTTTGTTGGCTTTGATAGCATCAACCGCCTCACTATCTGCGAGAATCTCACGAATCGTGTCACCTGTGAACTGTGGCAAATTTACAAGACGTTTGTTCTCGGCATCAATAATAACAGGCGAATCACCCAACTGCGATTTGTGAACGTACATACCGTTGATAGGGTGTACCACATCACCGCCACCCTCATTCTCGCTGTTGAAAATGTCGGTCAACTTTACAAACGGAAAATCGGTTGTATCAATACCGAAACTTGTCTTATTGAACTTACTTGCAAAACTAAAACCTTTAGCCATAACTTAATCTTTTTAAAACGTTAAACTTCTGTTGTTACTTTACTTCATTCAAACCGTTTGCAGCCGCAAAATCGTTCAACCACTTCTTAAAGCGGTTCAACTTAATAACCGCCTTATCGTCTTTAGCAACTTCGTTTGAAGTCATTAAAGCGTTAACACTTGTAATACAGTTGAAAACAGTTTCATTAAAATTTTCGTTCATAACTTACCTAATTTAAATTGTTAAACTTATATTGTTTATTAAACACGGTGCAAAGATACGTCTTTTTCTAATAACCACCAAATTATTTTAGTTAAAAAGTATTAAAGAATAAAATTAATATCTGTTAACACTTCGTTTCACGTGAAACATTAATAACAGTTTGTTCCACGTGAAACATTCACTTTGCCACCGTTCCACGTGAAACATCATTTTTATGAAAGTTTAACAGAGTTAAAGTGTGTTAAGGCTTGTTAATTGTGGTACTTGTGGCACGGCAACAAAAAGCGTGCCAAAGTGTGTTAGCAAGTGTTAAAAACCTGTTGGGAAATGTTAAAAATGGGTGCCTTGTGTACCTTTATGCTGGATCGGAAGAGCGTTCAGAGGAA